GGCACAATGATACTAATGATGGCAGGCTTACTACTGAGGTGACACTATGCTTGAAATGCTAATGGTTGCGAATAGTGCCTTTGCTGTCATCAAACAAACAATAGAAAATGGTCGTGATATAAGTTCAGCAGGTGCTGCAATCGGCAAATTTGTAGGTGCAGAAGATCAACTCCAACAAGATTTAAACAAGAGAAAGAATAGCATATGGACTAACTTCTTAGGCAAAACAGACAATGACCTGGAAGAATTTATGGCATTGGAGCAGATCAGAGTTAAGAAAGATCAAATTCGTGAGTTCATGCAATTATATGGCAGAGCTAATTTATACACAGATTATATTCAGTACTGTGCAGATGCTAGAAAAGCTAGGAAAGAAGCTAGAATAAAAGCAGCTAAACGTAAACAAAAGATACAAGATACAATATTGAAAGTTGTATTAGCTATATTAATTACTGCCGTATTGTCAGGAGCAGTAGCAGTCTTATTTATTATAGCCAAGAAGAAAGGTATAATTTAATGGATAGTACAATCTTAGATGCATGGAATGAACTGAGCTATATTGAAGGGATATTGTTTACATTATGGTTATTTATTCTTTATTATGGTAAATGTTGGATAGATTCTAAATTTAGGAAGGATTGATATGATACAATTATTGGGGCCAATAGCAAATATAGCTTCTACTTGGCTTGAAGGTCGACAAGAAAAAGCCAAAGCTAAACAACAGTTAGAAGTAGCTAAAGTACAAGCACAGGTTAAACGTGTAGAACAAGATGGTTCATGGGAAGAAAAAGCTATGGATGCATCAGATAGTAGTTGGAAAGACGAAGCATGGACTATATGTTTTATATCATTAATTTTTGCTTGTTTTATACCAGCACTTCAGCCATATATATCTGAGGGATTTAAGTTTCTTAGAGAAGATTGCCCTGAGTGGTTAAGTTATGGAATCTTAGCATCAATAGCTGCAAGTTTTGGATTAAAGTCTATAGCAAAGTTAAAAAAATGATAAAACTATATTTTCAATTATTTAAATTTTTTAATAAAATATCTAATTACTTTTACAGAAAACATATTAGTGGAGTTAAACGTGGAAGGTAACTTTGATAAATGTTTAGAGCTAGTTTTAAAGCATGAAGGTGGATATGTAGATCACCCTAAAGATCCTGGGGGAGCTACTAACTACGGCGTTACTAAGAAAGTATATGAGACTTATCTTGGCAGAGAATGTACTAAACAAGAAGTTAAGGACATGCCACTTGAGGCAGTATCTGAAATATATAAAAGAAAGTATTGGGATAAAGTAAGAGGCGATGATTTACCAAGTGGTCTTGACTGGTGTATATTTGACTTTGCAGTCAATGCAGGTGTATCAAGAGCTTCTAAATTATTACAAGGATTTCTTAAAACATCTGTAGATGGCATTATAGGATCAGGTACATTGTCAGCTATTGAGGCATACCCAACTACTATAAAAGGTGTCATAGAAACTTACACTGCTCAAAGATCAAGTTTTTACAGAACACTAAGTACCTATGATACGTTTGGTAAAGGTTGGGATAAACGTTGTTATGAAACACGTGTAACTGCAATAGAAATGTTAACCTAGGCTACTTCTTACACCAATGGCAGTGCTTGGTTTTGACTTATGCATTACACCAGATTCCTCATCATATTCTACATCTTCAAATACTGCATCTTCTTCTTGTGAGTTAGCTGCACATTCTAAATGTATTTTGTGTAACTGATAATTTCTAGATGTAATTTTACAATCAACACAAGCTATTGGCTTTAATCTTGGGTTTTTAGTTGGCGATAATTCTCTTTTACAAACTTTACATACTTCAAAATTATCCATGTGAATATCTCCTGTTTATATAATTTAGTATTGTTTAAATGCACCTTTAAAGGGATAGATTTATATTAGATCTGTCCCTTTACTTTTCTATTCACACAGTAATGTGAATTGAGGGTTAACATATAAATATGATTATGTAATTACATATTGCTCAACTCGGCAGTAGTGGGAAAAAACAAGGCTGTGAGTGTTAGATCGCCTAACATTACAGTCTTTTTTTTATATTACATTTAGTATCCATTTCTTCTTCTGTAGGCAAACCTAATAATTTAGATATTTTATCTAATGTTTCCTTACCAGATGAAGACATTCTATCGTACTCCCAATACAAATCTCCAATTAGTTGTTTAAGTCTGAATTGCATTATTTCTTTCCTCTCCCACTACTGTTGAGTGAGTTTTTATTAAATGGTATTACGTTATTATAAGTATGTTGATCTAATTCAATTAAAAAAGGATTACTACATTCCAAAGATACAGTTACATATGTCGGTACACCCGATACTTCAATTAAGAAATCATACTCATGTTTAGGAAAATCTATAGATTGTTTAGATTGTATTGAGGTAATTAATCTCAGCACCTCCATCGCAATAGTCTGTGGAGTGTCAGCTTCCATTAATTACCTCAGATGTCTTAGGCCACGTTTGCCTTAATCTTGTTAAGATAACTTTTGTAATGTTCCTGTAACTTACTGACAGTCTTGTTATCCATTTTAGATATAGTAGGAGACTCTGATTTCCAAGCAGATATAAGCTCTTCCTTGTCTCTACAGTCAGCAAGAACAGAATCAATACGTTGATAATGCTTATGATCTTGCTCTTGTTTGTTAGCCTTTTTGACTTCATAGTTCTCATCCATAACTGGAAGGTCTTCACCAGCATATATATTAGTACCGAAACCAAAGTAAGCAAGACATTTTACAAGACATCTTTGATGTGCTGTGTTGACCTGGAAAGATGTGGCAGCTTTTAGTGGCTCATTCCTGTTACCAAGAACTGGAAATATCTCTGACTGCTCAATGCCGTCTATGTTGATAGAGCATGATACATATGTATATGTAAGTGAATCACGCATAAATGGCAATACATTGCTTTGATTGTCAATAAATGTAAGCTTCTTAAATGTAGCTAATGGATATTTTTGTTTTACCAAAGCCCATGCCCATGCCCATGATACATATGAGAACTTACCTTTTTGTTCTAGGTGGGCAGACACGTCTATTTCTGACAATGTTTCCCAAACCGATTTAGCTGAGTTTTTTGTAGTCATTATTTTACTTCCTTCTTAGGTTGATGTTTAAGTGTAATAGTATTGGTCTTGCTACGAGATACGATTATCTTGTCGCCTTGTAGATTACCTGACAAATCCAAGACCATCTTGCGACAATTTGCAGGTAAATAGTGTTTAATCTCAGTCTTTGCGACATCAGCAATCTTATTGGCTTTTGAAGACTCTATAATGTCTTGAGCATTGAGATTCATTTCTGATTGCATTTTGCTATCCCAACATTCTAGATCAGACATGTTGATCGTAACTTGATCTGTCCAGTCAACTGGTGGAAGCATCTCAAATCCATCAGGCATAATATCTTTTGTATACCAATGCCAAAATTGTTTACATTGGTCCAAATACATTTTAAGCCAAGACTCATCTCTTTGCAGTTTTCTGTATTCCATACGGCAATGAACGCCAAAGAAAACAACAATATAACAATAGTCTTTAGCTGACGTATGCATATGATGTTGAGTTTGTGGTCCGTACAGTTCACATATTTCATCCATAGATAAAAAGCCGTAGTGGGTCTTAGCTTCTATAGGATTGCCATCTGAAGCAATGGCATCATAAGTAGAGTGTATTGGTGTACCATTGTAGTCTACAGTACGACCTGTGCCTCTGTTTTTAGCTTTTAGATCAGTAATTTTCTCAAACTGATCAAGCACATACGGCTCCATATAGTTACCAGTGTCAAATAGAAACTGTAGTTGTTTAGTAACAAGACGTTCTTGCTCACCTTTCTTTTCTGATATAAGTTTAGCCCAGTCAGAAAATGAGCCGTCTGCTATTATTTTAGCTTCCGATGAACCAATAAAGTTTTTACGTTCACTAAGCTGTTTTTTTGATAATGACATGATTTTTACCCTCCTGATATTGTCTGTCTAGGTCATTGGCTAACCAATCTTCTTGTGCGTAAGGGCTATTACGTCCTTCCCAAGATAGTTTAGATACCTCCAAGAATTTGTGCATATCAAACCTACTGTTTCTAGATTTGGCTTTTACTGCATCTGCAAATTCTTGCATGTCTGTTTGGTGTATTAATGGAGCAATAACTTCTGCTAACCATTTTAGATCTTTTCTTTGTAACATTTTGCACCTCATGTTAGTTATTGTTGATTACAACTCCTATTATATCTACTAATCCAACATCAATAACTGATTGGCTTTTATCTGTAGATCTTGGTAATAAATACGGAGTCTTATATTCCATTAAATGTATTTTACTTTTATGATTAATTAAAACGCAATCCCCATCTAATGGTTTTATGGTAGGATTAATGGTAATTTTTTTACCTATATAATATCCAGCAAGATCCATAGTTCTGCATTGTACTGGTATTGTATAGAAATTATTCATTTGCACCTCTGTGAATTAATAAGAATAAATGCCTAACCATATAAGTCAAGTAGTATTGCTTTATTATTTGTTCTGAAGTACAGTCTTTTTAAGAGGTGTATTATGAATAAAGAACAGCAATGGATTGATGATCTTATATCACAATTTACAACAAGACGTTATGAGTTAAACATATCGCAGAATGAATTAGACCATATTATCGGTTGTGCTACTGGACTAGTTGCTAAATGGGAAACTGGGAACAGAAAGCCAACTGCATTTAATTTGTATTGTTGGGCAGAAGCCCTCAAATGTAAAATAAATGTGGAGGCGATAAATGATAATATGTGGCATTGACCCTGGTTTAAGTGGTGGATTAGCTTTCTTTGACAATGAAAATCAGTCAATACATGCTGAGAAAGCTCCTATTTTTACACTAAAAACAAAGACCAAAACTAAAAGATTCTTAGATATGTGGACTCTGATGGCTTTATTAGAAGACCATGATCCAGACCATGTCTTTATAGAAAAACAACAACCAATGCCAAGACAAGGACTAGTAAGTACATTTGCTACTGGTATGGGGTATGGTGTTTATCTAGGACTTTTAGTGTCTGGTGGATTTAAATATACAGAAGTACAACCAAGGATCTGGAAGAAAGATTTAGGTTGTACTGCTGATAAAGACCAGTCAAGAATGAGAGCTTCTGAACTGATGCCCAATGCAAGCCATCTGTGGCGACAGAAAAACCAAGATGGAATTGCTGAAGCCAGTTTGATAGCTTACTGGGGAATCTACAAGTCTATTTGACAGTATCAAGAAACTTAATAGGATCAAAGACAGCACCATCTTTAAAGGCTCTTACAAGCTTCTCTATAACTAGTTTCTTGTTGTCGTGAGGTAATAGCTTACATTTGACTTTATGTGCAAGTAAACGAAGCTGAGTTATTTTATATTTATTGAGCCATTCTTCCGACGGCTTAAACCAGTCTTTGGCAACAGATATATTGTAGAGGTCTTTGTGCGACATGAAGGTCTCACTCTGATCCATCGAAGCCACAACCCCTTTATAAAGTAAAGAGTGGAGACGATCTGTTGTTTGACGTAAGAAAAATCGTAAAGTATTGCACTTATTAGCTTTACAATACTTAGACATTTCTTCAAAAAGATCATTATAGTAACCATTATCTTCTCCTTGTATAGTAAAACTAATGCTAGTGTAATGCTCTATAGGCAATGTTTGTGTGCAAGAGTATCTAGGTACAAATTGATTACACAACATAGCTAACGTAAAATGTTGCTGAGATGTTTCTAATTTATCTTTGAGGTTAACACTTTGGTCAAACATTTCAGAACGTAAATAGTCATAATACATTTCATGAGTCATCTCACGTTGTGGATTAGACATATCTGCTAGTGTAAGCTCAGGTATCTCTCCTGATTCAATAGCATCTAGTTCCTTTTTGGACATTTCTATTTTGCTTTTGTATTTCTGAACCCAGAAGTTACCTTTGTATGGTTGATACGTAATAACAACATTAATATCTTTTGGGTCTATTTCTTCTTTTTCAATGTCATATTTATATACTTGAACAAGGTTTTTAATTAAGCCTTTGACCTCCGATGGGTGGCAGTCAATAACAGTACAATCTTTGAATTTTTTATTGTAATATTTGGCTTTTTCATCGACATACTCTTGTTGTAAAGCAAGGAACTTATCCATGTTAGCAACATACTGACCATCGTCAAACAAGTCACCAGCAAACTCTATATTCTTGTAGAGCTTGTGTTTAGGATCGATGATAACACGTGACTTAGATATTTTTACATTACCAATAGAATACTTGATATTGTCATAGTCATAACGACCATTGCAATCTGCAAATATCTTGTCTTGTGTTTCCTGGTCTACATTAGTAAATAATTGTGCAATGCCTAGACCAAATTCCTTGTTTCTGAAAGCATCTTTGACTTTGGCAGACAGATCAGCAAGGGCAACACGTTGTAATACCCACTTATTGGTTTGACCCCAGTTTGCAGCAAGAGTGTTGTAATCCATTAAACCGTCAGATACGACTTGATTGATAGCTTCTGCTTCGTCTAACGGGTGCATACCTTCACGTAGCATGTTTGCCATAGCACCAACTTCTGTTGCATTGTCGTCAATAACTTTACATTCTATTTCAACATTAGATGATTTGCCATGTATAGCATACAAAGCTTCTAAACGTCGGTTGCCGTCAATGACATTAAAGCCAGTGCCGTTCTTTTGCACAACAAGATTATGCAACAAATCTCTTGATTTGATTGAGGCGATAAGCTTGTCTAAGTTGTCAGCTTTAACAACCCTGACATTGGTTGGATTATGTTTTAATTGATTTAGTTGTATTAACAATGTACTCTCCTATTGTTTTAGTTAAAATGGAGAGGGAGTTAGTAATGTTCCACCCTCTCCACCATTAGTTAAGCCTTTATTTTAGGCTTGGATAATTTAGTAATTAAATCCTGCAAACCTTTTTGAGCAGGAGTTATTTCATTTAAAGGATCATTAGACAAAGATATAGTTGCTTTTTCAGTTATTTCATAATGTTGAAAGTCATCTATCTTATTAGTTTCGCAATAATCTTTAACTTGCTTTATATCTTTAGCATCCATATTTAATGCTATAGTATCTGATAAATAAATATGACGACCCACAACTTTATGAATCTTCATATCATTATTAAGAATTACACTTGCAAACTCAATAAGTTTTTTATTATCACCAGTAATTATATAATTATCTGAACCAAATTTTATACGCATTTATTTCTCCATTATTTTATCGGTTATGTATTTGGAAGTGAAAGCCACTGCAAGCCACAAAGGAGCTGCAACAACTGAGACAACTAGAGTTGGATTGATACCGACACCCATTAGCAATATTAGTACGATTGCTGATGATATTAAATGTACAGTAACAAACCAACCTAACCAGTTGGCTTTTTGTGTCAGAGGCTTGATTGTTTTAATTTTTTCCCACATTATGATATAATCCTATGGTGTTCTAATGCTTCATTATGATATTGGCTGAGTGTTACATTGGCTTTGAAATTCAAATCTCTTTCAACACCTAATCCAAATGGTGGAAATTTCATTGACTCCAATTCTTTTAAAGACACATAACCTAGTTCTGGGTAGCCCATACCTAAGTCACATAAGCCATACATTGTATCGTCATCGACTGGATCCATTTCTGTTATTAGCCATGTAAATGAACTGCCACCAAAGAACTTGACTACTGGTTTGTGGTCATTGCCTCTGTTAGTAACATCTCCGTTAAGTAAAAGTTTTGCTTTTATTTGTTTAGTCATTAATTGCATTGTTTTCCTCCTTGTGGCGTTTTAATGCTTCTTCTTCGTGTAGATTGGCTATGCCATCTTCTAAGTCTTGCTTGGCTTTTGCCTCATGAGCTTTGACTACGGCAATCATTTCTTCTTCTGATATAATTCTCATTGTTGTACCTCTATCATTGAGTTTGGTTGCTTCTTCATATTTTTTAATAAGGTTCTTTTGCATTGGCTTTCTCCAAATATTTAATTAAAAAATCTATGTTTTGTTTGGCTTTTTGCAAGTCCTCTATACCATTCTTGTCTTTGTAACGTAGTACATACTTAATTACATTACCCTGGGCAAAGTCCAGTTTATTAGCTTGTATAAAGTCTATGGGTTCTATTTTGTATTTTGAATAATGTTGAGGCGATATTTTGCTGTTTGTCATATTATACCTATAAAAAAGTGGGAGGGATTTCTAACGCAGATGGTGTCCTCCCTCCCTAGTTAATGGAAGTAGATAATATACGCCGAGATTACCTACCTCCATATCCGTCTAGTAGCTGATCAGACCTAGAACGGAATCTCATCGTCATCTTTGACATTTACTTTTGGAGATGCTTTTACATCGCCACCAGTCTCTGTCTTAGAGTTGAGAAGCCTGAATGTTGAAGAAACACCTGCAAGCTTAATCTTGAATGCAGACATTTTTACACCATCCTTTTCATACGTTTCATTAATAGGCATGCCCTGTACGAATACAGTTGTGCCTTGCTTTGCGTATGGCTCAATAACATTGGTAACTAAACCCTTGCCGTTTTTGCCATCCCAAGCTTCACATCTGTACCAGTGAGTTGTTTCTTTCTTCTCACCTGATTTAGTTGTGTAGTTCTCGTTGACTGCAACGGAAAAGTTAGCAACTTTAGTGTCACCGACTGTCTTAATCTCAGGTTGTTGTCCTATGTTACCTGATACCATGATTTGTGCTAAGTTCATCTGTTTCTCCTTTACGTTATAGATGATTAATGAAATGGGATTTAGCTTTTCCCAACGCAAATAACCCTTGGCTTTTTTAAAACCAAAGGCTATTCACATTACTGAATCTGAGGCATGGTCTACTGTATCTGACTTACATTCTTCGCAATGAGAAATGCTTAACTGAGATTACCACAGAATCAATTCTTATAAGTTTGAGAGGATTAGGGGCATCACCTCTCTGTTGCACATACCATCTTGTCGACCAGATTGCACATCAATTAAGATTATCTGGGTGGAACATTTACCCATCTAACCTTAAATCCTTCTCTCTTTGGCTTTTCGTAGCCTATTGTTTTCTTGAGAATAAATAATACTATGGAGATGATTGCACCACCTAGTATTGCAGCCATCATGCCAGCAAATGTACCAGCAAACATAATGATTAGTGCGACTGAGGCACCAATATCTACAAGTATATCAAAGCATAAAACCTTTTTGATATTGAGTTTAGCTAACATAAATAAAATTGCTATAGCTGATGCTATGCCTGCAATGAGGTAGAAGAACATAATAAACTCCATCTGTTTTCAAAGGCTTTGATTTGCTTGCTGAGGCTTACCATTTCTTCTTGGTTGTCAGCTTCGTAAGCCAAATCAAAGTTGTAATGTAATAAATCTAGTTCAAGTAATGTGTCCATATTTGGAAGTTTGTTAACTTGTTGTGATGTAATTTTTAAAGACATTTTATCCTCCTTGTTTTCTAATTATCACTTTGGCTTTTTGACGAACCTTTGCCTTAGCCACTTTCTTTAGGGATTTTTCCCATCCCCTTGAGGCACTATGAATCTTGCCTCTACCTTTTATACCTTTTGACATGATTAAACCTTTCTGAGGCGTAATAAAGAGGTCTGGGGATAGGAATAAATGTCCCAGGATTAGAATAGATCTTTATATAGGTTATTGGGATTTCTTAAAGGGAACGTTTAAGAGGATTTGAGAGGGTCGATCCCTCGTAGAATCCTTTTGCTGACGTGAATATAGTTTGCGATATAGTGGAATAAGATCATATCTTATTATGTGCATTACACCACCAACACCGGACAATAGTGTTACAAACAATAGACCACAGAAGGCAAATGGAAAGAAAGCCAATATAAGTAAAGTATATAAAAAGTGTTTCATGTTATGTTCCTTATGAAAGTGATTGCAAGGGAGGTTTAACCAATTACGTTATTGACCTTGCAATCTGTTATGTTGTTATTCTAAATGCTCAGGCATTTCTATGATGCCGTCTTGGTTACTTATATCAAGCATTAGGTCTTGTGTGTGAATATAACCACGTTTGATAGGCTTGCCAGTTTCAGGATCTGTCATCACATCATTGTAAGTTTCTCTACTGTTGATGAGTGTATCAAGGGTAGCTTTCTCATTACGTGTTTTCATACGTTTGACCTTTGCAAACTCTGATAACTTAGTGTATTTACCAAAGTCTATACCAGTCTGACCTTTGATCATTGGTCTGAAGTGAGTGAGTAAGCAATGAAAAGCATCATTGAGTGAAGCATATTGCTGACGCATCTGATCAATCTTCTTGTCATGATCTTCTAGTTTGTTGCCAGTAATCTCAATGCCAACGTCCTGACGTACAAGAACTTGTCTTTCACGAAGCATACGTTCTGCTTGATCCTGAACTGAATCACGCATTTTCTCAAACATTCTAGGTAACTGATCTTGAAGCTTGGCTTTGAGTATAACCTCATCTCCATCTTCAAACATCTCAGCAAATGCTAAGGCACGACGTGTAAACTCTTGATGCCACTCCTCATTGTATTTGGACTTAGGTCTGAAAGCCTTTGCAATATTGTCTAGTTGCTCTGTAGTCATAGCATCTAGCTCTTTCTTAGCCTTGTGCTGATCTGGTGTACGATTCTCATACTGCCATTCTGCAAGTGCAATGTTTGCTTGCGTAAGATGGGGCATATTTAACCTCTTACGCATTTGGTCAGATTTATCTTTTGATATTGAAATATACTGTGTCATGTTATGTTCCTTTCTATGACAGTTAGTATGGGGATATATAAATTATACCCCCATTGATTTGGCTTTACTTAGTTCATGTCACGTTTGATTGTGAGCAATTCTTGCACACGTTGTGTGTCACCAGCTTCATGTGCTTGCTGTATGTCCCAATCTATTTGTTTAGATGGTTGTGTATCTTCTCTGAATGGCATACGCATGTCACTAACTCCATGAGATGCTATGTCCTCGTAGTATTGTATAGATACCATATCCTCCAATATAGATAGATCAGTTGGTTGGCTTTTCTTGAATAAGTCTAATTGTTTATACATTGTAATGTTCCTTTCAGTATAAAAGTTAAATACTCCTACGAAATTGTAGAATACGTATTCTTCGGCTTATCGGAAAGGTTTAGTCAATGCCCCGTAATGGAAAGAAAATCGTCTTTGTCGAACACTTGTGAGCTATTTTCTTGGAATGAAGACGTAGTACTCCAACTTGTTGGAGGGGGCTTTATTAGTCCTCGGGAGATAGGCCCAACTGGAGGTTATGATACAAATTCGTAGTAGTAGTTGTGCCGATAGGCACTCCTTATGTTTGGGCTACCCTTTTATAAAGGGTTGATTTTTTGAAGCAACGGCTTTTGGAAATACGATCATATCCACAAGGCTATGACAAGAACAAGATGCAATGTAAGGAATCTTACGAAGTGAGATGAGTGGAATGTAATCTGGTTCTAAGTATTTACAAAAACGGACTGGAGTAAAATTGATAACATAAGTTCTATTAGTTGTTATCATGATTATGTATGGCTCGATGCCATCTCATAATCATTAGTCATAACAAGGAGTTAGGAATGTGAATAGACAGCATAATAGCACCTATGGTTATCATCTCGTAGAGAAACAGTAAGAGACTTACAATGAAAGCAAATACTACACAACAAGAACGATATAAGGGTTCGATTGTTCCGATGAATGACATAGAAACGAACAGTCAAACATTACTTCCAACACATAGTAAAGTAACAGAAGCACAAGCTGAGTTAGTACACGCAATGTTGCATGATGGTTGCAACCCCACAGAAGGGGCTAAGAGACTGGGTAGGAACAAGGCATGGGCATACATAACCCTTAACAAGCCTCATGTTGTAGAGTATAGACAACAATTAGCAATGAGTTGTTTAGGTTGGGACGCAACACAAGCACTAGCAACTATGAGAGATCTGTTAACTAGCAAGTCATCGCATGTTAGACTAGAAGCATCTAGAGATTTAATGGACAGAGCTGGACTCAGGGTTGATGCACCTAAGTCAGTGAACACTGCAGTAAACATTAACTTCAACGTTGATTGAGGGGCCCCACACAGGTATGTGCCGTAGAGAAAGCCGTCCTAAAATATGAGAGCTGTTACTATAACGGGTAAAACACACACACGACACAATGTGAAAAGACAAAACTTTAAAAAAAATTTTATATAAATAAAGCCAAAAACACAAGGAGTTAAATATGGGTAGTGAAGATTCAGGTCCATCGGATTCAGACTTTGGAAGAGCTCATGGTGGATCAGTAGGTAAAAGTTCTAGTTCTAATACTGGTAAAGATAGTAGAAATGCTAGAGCTAAAAGCAGAAAGACATCATTTCAAAATTATCAAAAGCAAAGAGATGCTGCTAAAAAAGGAATTGATGTAGCTATAACTGCCAAAGAAGCAAATACTGTAAGAGACAATGCAAGTATTGCTATGGACTTTGACCAAAAAGCAAAAGATTCAAAAGTAAATATTCCTGGGACAACAGGTGTAGCATTAAGCACAGTACAAAGTATTAATTATAGTAACATTGCTTCTGGACTCAGAGATGGTGGTTATGCCGTAACCAGTTCTAAAGATGGAAGTGTCCAAGGTGTTGTTAATAATGGACGATATTCTGGTAATGTAGGATTTAGTCCTATAGGCAGAACAAGTGGTGCACAATTTAATATGGGTACTAATCAATATTCAGTTGAACAAAGTCAAGACTCAAATGAAGGTAGTGAGAATAACAACATGACTCCTTCTAGAACTCAGACATCTGTTGTTAACACTACAAATAGTACATCTGCACCAACATTAAGCACTGCATCTAGGCGTGCATTAATATCTGGAGCTGGTGGTGGAGCTGCAAGAAGAAATCTAATATGAAATTAGATTATAAACCTCCTGGGAGTGTTGCCAAAGCTTTTATGAAAGATGGTTCTTTTGTTCGTGGTATCAGGGGTCCAGTTGGGAGTGGTAAATCCGTTACTTGTTGTATGGAGATTATGCGAAAGTCTGTTAATCAAAAGCCAAATCAACAAGGTATAAGAAAAAGCAGATGGGCAGTTATAAGAAATACCAATCCACAATTAAAAACAACTACGATTAAAACGTGGAGAGATTGGTTTGACGATGATCTAGGTCGGTTTGTCTGGTCGCCTCCATATACACATAACATATGTTTTGCACTTGGAGATAAAACAACAGTTGAACTAGAAGTTATCTTCTTGGCTTTAGATAAGACTGAAGATGTAAAAAAGTTATTATCTTTAGAGTTAAGTGGTGTTTGGATAAATGAAGCAAGGGAAATAAATAAAAATATTGTTGATGCATGTACTATGCGTGTTGGTCGTTTTCCTTCAATGCGTGAAGGTGGTCCAACTTGGTATGGTGTTATTATGGATACAAATGCTCCAAGTGAAGATCACTGGTGGGGCATTGTAGCTGGGGAAGTTGCTATACCTGAGTATATGACTTCTGAAGAAAGGTTATTAATGATCAAGCCTGATGATTGGAATTTCTTTTCTCAGCCTGGGGCGATGAAAGAAAAGAAAGATGATCATGGTAATCTTGCAGGCTACCAACCTAATATGAAATCAGAAAATAGAGAGAACTTGCAAGAATCTTATTATGATAAAATTATATTAGGTAAAGCACCATCTTGGGTTAAGGTATATGTGTTAAATGAATATCAAGCATTGATGGATGGTAAGCCAGTATATCCTACATTTAGAAGAGATACACATGTATCAAAAGATCCTTTATCACCTAATGATCAAAATGATGTAATTGTTGGCATTGACTTTGGTCGCTCCCCTTCGGCTGTCTTTTGTCAGCAATTACATACTGGTCGATGGATTGTTTTTCATGAAATAATTGGTAAAGACATGGGGGCTATCAGATTTGCTGAGATATTAAAAAGAGAAATATCAAAGAACCAATGGGATAAGTTAACATTTAAGTTTATTGGTGATCCAGCAGGAAACCAAATGGCACAAGTTTCAGAGCATACTCCATTTATGATGTTAAGAGCTGCAGGAATATCTGCATATCCAGCACCAACAAATGATATATCCATAAGAGTAGAAGCAGTTGAGTCTGTTATTAACAGAATGTCAGATGGGCAACCATCTATTACCATTAGCCCTACATGTACTAGCTTAATTTCTGGATTTGAAGGTGGTTATCAGTATAAAAGAATGTATTATATGGGAAATGAAAGATATGAAGAGAAACCTGATAAAAATAGGTTTTCTCATTGTCATGATGCGTTGCAATATGCGTTTTTAGGTGGAGGAGAAGGCAGAAAAGTGATATTAGGTCCTAGAACACCTACTTCCCCCACTACTGTTGAGAGGGCAAGTAATCCATTTGCACGTTTGAAAAAAAGAAATAGTCGTTTTGGGAGACAAAGAGCAATATGAGATGGATAATATGCTTTAGTGAAAGTAAAAATATAGGAATATGGAAGTATTTTACTAAACATAGATTTGGCTTTTCTCATGTTTATGCAGTTAGCTATGATTCTAAAATAGACATTTGGAAAAAACTTGAGTTTACAACACATGGATTTAATTTCGAAACACTTACAGGCGAAGATTCAACTAAGTTAGTTTTGGATATGCATATGTGCAATAAATGTATAGAGATTGATATTTATAAAAATCCTATTTATATGCCAAGATTGTTTTATTGTGTAAGTTTTATAAAACATCTTTGCAATATTCGTAAATTTTGGATATTGACACCTTATCAGTTGTATTGTGAATTGCTTAAAAGAAATGGAAACGTCATTTTTGAAGCAAAAGAATTATTGGAGGCTCCTAATGGGTAGCATGTTTAAAACACCTAAAGTGCAAGAAGATCCTGAATTAAAGGCAAAAAAGATAGAGCAAGCTAAACTTAATAAGCAAGAAGAAGAAAGACAAGCATTAGAAGCCAGTGAAAAGAAAAGAAAAATTACTTCTAATCTAATAGGTGCCAGATCTCTTCAAAGTGCTGAGTTAGAAGATTTTAGTGGTTTTAGACGTAAAGATTTAAAAACCAAAGAGAATAAAACAATGGGGGGTTATAGTGCGTAGTGATACTGGGGGAGACTCAAGCCCAACACCATCTAATCAGACTGGAGATCAGGCTGAATATCAAAAGGTAATGAACAGATACAAGAAAGCCAAAGGTAAATGGCAGAATTGGTCTGACATATGGGAAGAAATTTATGATTATGTTTTACCTCACAGAGAAAGCTTCTTTGGAGAGTTTGCTGGGCAAAGACGTACAGAAAACATATATGACGAAACGGCAGTGACTGGTCTCCCTAGATTTGCTTCAAGACTTCAGCTTGGCTTTTTTCCTCCAAATGGTCGAGCATTCAAGCTTGCCCCTGGTCCAGAATATCCATCTGATCAAATCTCCAATCAGTTGTTAAAAGAACTTGATGACATCACAGAGATGCTTCATGAAGGATTGCGTAATAGTAACTTCAATTCTGAATTTCATGAAGGTCTTCAAGATCTTGGTATTGGTACTATGAACATGCTTGTTGAATCTGGTCGTTTTGTTGGCGATCTCCATTTCACTGCCGTACCACCTACTAACGTTGCATTGTTATCGGGTGCAATGGATATGGTTACCGATTGGTTTAGATGGAATAACGAATGTGATATAACTGATATAAAACTAAGGTATCCGTATGCAGAGTATTCTGCTGAAATGTCTAATGCTCAAAAAAGAGATCCAAGACGTAAAACAAGAATTGTAGAAGCTACTATGTATGATAGTGACGATCAATTCAAAGACGAGTTTACATATTACTTAATATCTGAAACAGACAAGCATATACTGTATAAAAAGAAACTAGTTGGTCGTGGTAGTTTGCCTTGGTTAACAACACGTTGGTCTAAATCAGGCATGGAAGTATGGGGCAGAGGTCCAATATTACAAGCAATGCCAGCTATTAAAACTTTGAATCTCACAGTACAGTTAATACTTGAAAATGCTGAAATGGCTATAGGTGGTGCATATGTCTATGATGACGATGGTGTATTTAACCCTGATAATATTACTATACAGCCTGGAACTTTTATTCCTAGAAGTCCTGGGAGTTCTCTTGAGTCTTTACAGAGTCCTGCCAGATTTGATGTAGGGCAATTAATATTGGAGGATATGAGAAGAAATGTCAGGAAAGCTTTGTTTATTGATGAACTCGATTCAAGACCAAATGCAAAAACACCATTGTCAGCAACAGAAGTTTCAGAAAGGCTTGCTGACGTGGCAAGAGATATGGGAGCAGTCGCAGGCAGAATGCAAAAAGAGTTCCTTCATCCATTGGTTGAAAGAGTCGTTGCAATCTATAGTGAACAAGGCCTTATTGATATACCGAAAGTAGATGGTAGAGAAATAAGAATTGTACCAGTTTCTCCTTTATTAAGGGCTCAAGATCAACAAGATGTTGCTGATTTTGTAAGATTTCAACAAACAGTTGCAGGAACTTTTGGTCCAGAAATAACACCAGCACTTTACAATCAGGAAAAAGTAATTAGATATTTAGCAGAGAAGTTTGGTGTTAAAGAAGAGTTGTTAGCTAATAAGCAAGAAGTTCAAGGTAACATTGATATGGCAATGCAATTAATGCAACAACAACAAGGGAATATGGGATAATGACAAAGGAGAAAATTAATGCGTCTATTGATGGGAGGTCATATACTGCAGAAGTTGAAACTGATCTTAATAGTAAAGCCTACGCTTTATTCGGTTCGGGTATTGGCAAATCTTTCCTTCAGTATTTGGAAAACCTTACAACAAACAATGTTCATGGTGCAGGACTGGCAATCGAAAGTCTTGCTCACTTTGAAGGACAAAGATGGGTCGTAGCACTAATTAAACACAGAACTGAGATGGGAAGAAAAAATGGCGACTCCAACTAATCCAAAATTATATGCAAGAGCAAAAGCTATAGTTAAAAAAAGAGTAGGTAAATGGCCATCAGCATATGCATCAGGGCAGTTAGTTATTCAATATAAAAAGATGGGTGGAGGTTACAAAGGTAGTAAATCAGCATGAGTCTTACTAAATGGTTTAATGAGAAGTGGGTTGATATATCAACTAAGAAAGATGGCAAGCATCCTAAATGTGGTAGAAGCATGGGTGATGGAAGATCATATCCAAAATGCGTGCCTTCTGCCAAAGCAAAAAGAATGAGTGTAAAAGATAAAAGATCAGCTACTGCAAGGAAAAGAAAGACAAATCCTAGTGGTGGTGGTAAAACTCCAACTTATGCAAGGACATAATAAATGGCTAAAACTGCAGCATGGCAAAGAAAAGAAGGTCAAAGCTCAAGTGGAGGACTTAATGCTAAAGGAAGAGCAAGTTTACGTCGTCAAGGGAAGAATATCAAACCTCCAGTTTCTGCTAAAGCTGCGAAAAAAAGCCCAAAGAAAGCAGCAAGAAGAAAGAGTTTTTGTAAAAGAATGATGGGTATGAAGAAGAAGCTAACTAGTAAGAAAACGGCTAATGACCCAAATAGCCGTATTAATAAAGCACTAAGAAAATGGGACTGTTAACAAAAGGGAGATACTATGTCTAATGAACAAACAGCTACAGAAAGCAATGAAAACTCAAATCAACAAGGAGAAGTTGAAAGTACGATTGCAAACGACACTGGAGAACAAAACCAAGTTGAGCAACAAGATCAAATCGAAAGACCTGAGTGGTTACCAGAAAAGTTTGAGACACCTGAGCAACTTAAAACATCTTATGAAAATTTGGAAAGAAGATTTCATGCAAGGCGTGATGAAATTAAAGAAGAAGTTATCAATGAACTAAATGAAAATGCATCACAAGAAGTTCCTATTAGTCCTGCAGATTACAAAGTAGAGCTATCAGATGAAGATGGTAATGCTTTAGAAGTTCCAGAAGATGATCAAATGTTATCTTGGTTTAGAGACAAAGCACACAATATGGCTTTATCAAATGAAGAGTTTAACGATTTTGTTTCTGAGTATATGTCAGTTAGTCAAACAAGTGGACCTGATTGGAACGAAGAAAGCCAAGAACTTGGAGAACATGCTGACAGAAGATTAGAAAGAATTGATGCTTGGGC